TTGGGGATCAAGAACGTTGGCAAGCTAGTCCCGTCGGCAGAAGATCAGAAACCGAAAGATCCTGTGTCGGAGAACATGGCGGTGATGAATGGCAAGCCGGTCAAGGCGTTCATTTATCAAGATCATCAGGCGCACATTGCTGTGCATGTGTCGGCCATGCAGGATCCAAAAATAGCCGCAATCATCGGCCAGAACCCGCGCGCGCAGGTTATGCAGGCAGCACTCATGGCTCACATTAACGAGCATGTGGCGTTTGAGTACCGTAAGCAGATCGAAGAAATGCTGGGCGTACCGTTGCCAGAGATGGACAAGGAGCTGCCAGAGGAAGTCGAGGTCGAGGTGTCGCGCATGATGGCGGCAGCGGCAGGCAAGTTGCTACAGAAGGACAAGGCAGAAGTTGCACAACAACAGGCGCAGCAAACAGCGCAGGATCCGATTGTTCAGATGCAGCAGGCAGAACTCCAGCTCAAAGCGCAGGAGTTGCAGCTCAAGCAAGCAAAGCTGGCGATGGATGCTACCGAGAAGGCGGACAGAATCCGCATCGAGGAAGAGCGTATCGCCGCTCAGAAAGAGATTGCGGGTATGCAGGTCGGCGCCAAGTCGGCAAAAGACAAGGCAGATCTGGACGCTCGCATGGAGTTGGAGGGCATAAAGCTAGGTACGCAGATTGCCCGAGAACAAATTGAGATGAGGAAACCGCAGCCAAAACCTGCGAAGAAAAAGGAGTAATCCATGGAAAAAGCGCTTGAAGTACTGCTCAAACAGGTGCGTGACAAGCGCGATCAGATAGTGGAGGCCGTCGCCAACAGCGCGGCCAAAGACTACGCTGACTATCAAAAACTTTGCGGCGAGATCCGAGGTCTATCGCTTGCGGAGGGTTTTATCTTGGACCTTGCAAAGAAAATGGAGTATTCCGATGAGTGAAATCTTAATCGCCAGTCAAGATGGCGAGACATCCACGCTGCCAGAAACAGCGGAGGAAAAAGCGAAACAACTGCCAGAGCCTACCGGGTATCACATCCTGGTCGCGCTACCGGAAGTTGAAGACAAGTTTGACAGCGGGCTAGTCAAGGCAGACCAAACTCTGTACGAGGAAAAGGTACTGGCGACTGTCTTTTTTGTCATCAAGATGGGACCTGATTGTTACAAAGACGAAAAGCGGTTCCCGAATGGAGCATGGTGCAAGGAAGGGGATTTCATTCTCGCCCGTCCTAACACTGGCACCCGCCTGAAGATTCACGGCCGCGAGTTCCGTTTGATTAACGACGACGTGGTTGAAGCGGTGGTTCAAGACCCACGCGGGATCTCTAGAGCTTAACAAAGGAGAAACACATGGCGCAACAAGACATGGAAGATTTCAAGTTTCCTGATGAAAAGGAGGACGAGGTCAAAGCCTCGGCTGCCGAGGATCTTGAGTATGAGATAGAGGACGATACGCCTCCCGAGGATCGTGGTAGGGAGCCGATGCCCAAGGAGATCGTCCAAGAGCTTGATAACGACGAGCTGGAGGAATACTCCGACAACGTAAAACTACGCCTGAAGCAGATGAGGAAGGTGTACCACGACGAGCGTCGGGAGAAAGAGCAGGCATTGCGTGAGCAGCAGGAAGCTATTGCTTATGCCCAGCGAATTTTAGAAGAGAACAACGCGCTTAAGAGTCGGCTTTCGCACGGCGAGCAGGCGTTTGTTGCCACGGCAAAGTCGGCGGCAGAGCTGGAATTACAGGCTGCCAAGAAGGCATACAAAGATGCCTACGACATTGGCGACTCCGATGCCTTGATAGAGGCGCAGGAGAAGTTGAATCATGCGCAGTACAAATTGCAGCGGGTATCTGAATATGTTCCGTCTAGACAAGAGATGGAAACTGATGTACAACCTGTTGCCAATCCAGCACCTCGTCCTGACCAGAGGGCAATTGCGTGGCAAGAGCGCAATCAATGGTTCGGTAAGGACGAGGAAATGACCAGCTTGGCTCTGGGCTTGCATCAGAAGTTGGTCTCTCAGTACGGGACGGCATATCCGTCTACGGACGAATACTGGAAGAAGGTCGACGAGACCATGCGCCGTCGATTCCCAGAGCATTTTGCGGATCAGGAGGAAGCCCCTGCGCAGGAGCCAAAACCCCAGCGCGAGAAACCTGCTCCGGTTGTTGCACCTGCAACGAGAAGCACGGGATCAAAGAAGATCACGGTCAAGCAGTCCGCAGTCGCCATGGCAAAAAAACTTGGCGTACCGTTGGAAAGATACGTGCAGGAAATGCAAAAATTGGAGGGTAGAAATGGCTGAGAATCGCACACCGCGCAGTACAGAGAGTCGTAACCAAACGCAGCGTCCCCAGCAGTGGGCGCCGCCGGAGCTTCTGCCAGAACCAGATAAGCAACCGGGTTACAAATACCGTTGGATTCGCGTGTCGCTTGGAGGACAAGCTGACGCTCGCAACATCTCTATCAAACTACGAGAAGGTTGGGAGCCAGTGAAAGTCGAAGAGCAACCGCAGTATGGACTGCTAGTCAATGGCGAGGGGCGGTGGAAAGACTGCGTCCAAGTCGGCGACGTGTTGTTGTGCAAGACGCCAGAGGAGCTAGCCGAGCAGCGTAACAAACACTACCTGCAACAATCGGAGCAGCAAATCAAGGCAGTGGACAACAACCTTATGCGTCAAAATGACCCACGTATGCCACTCTTCAAGGAGTCGAGTTCATCGACGACGCGAGGTGGCGGTTAAACTTATTGGAGTTATCAATGGCATATCCTACTGTATCGAAGCCTTATGGGCTTCAGCCGATCAATTTGATCGGCGGGCAGGTGTACGCCGGTTCGACTCGCCTATTCCGTATTGCTAGCGGCTATGCCACCAGCATTTACTACGGCGATGTCGTGAAAATCGCATCGGATGGCACTATCCAAAAGGATACTGGCACTTCGACTGCGACCCCGGTTGGCATCTTCTTGGGTTGCACTTACACCAACCCATCAACCAACCAGAAGCTGAACTACCAGTACTACGCTGGTGGCACTAACGCTCCTGACATCCAGGCGTACGTTGTGGACGACCCTGATGTTCTGTTCAAGATGGCTGCTGTTTCGTCCGGTACTACCGTTGCTTTCTACAGCTCGGAGCAGATCGGCCTGAACGCTGCCTTGATTCAGAACAACGGCTCGAACACTACAGGTGATTCGCAGGTTGCAATTAATGGCGCTTCGTTTGCCACTACTGCATCCTTGCCAATTCGCATTGTCGACATTGTCCCTGACACGTCGAACAGCGCAAACGGCTACTGCGAGTTCATCTGCAAATTCAACGCACCGTACATCGTTTCCACGTTCACGAACACATCGAACCTCGTTACTTCTACAGTAACTGGCGGACATGCGTATCTGAATCCGACTGGTGTTTAAGGAGTAAGACATGGCTATTTCACGCGCACAACTACTGAAAGAGCTACTGCCTGGCCTGAACGCCTTGTTCGGCATGGAGTACGCTCGTTATGGTGAAGAACACAAAGAGATCTACGAAACAGAGACCTCCGAGCGTTCTTTCGAAGAAGAAACCAAGCTGTCTGGCTTCAGCGCCGCACCGGTCAAGAACGAAGGTTCTGCGATCCGGTACGACAATGGTCAGGAAGCTTGGACTGCACGATACAACCACGAAACCATCGCTCTGGGTTTCTCGCTGACCGAAGAGGCCATCGAAGATAACCTGTATGACAGCCTGTCGGCTCGTTATACCAAGGCGCTGGCTCGTGCGATGTCGTACACCAAGCAGGTAAAAGCTGCTGCTGTACTGAACAACGGCTTCTCGTCTAACTACCCTGGTGGTGATGGCGTGGCTCTGTTCAGCACTGCACACCCGCTGGTATCTGGCGGCACCAACAGCAACACTCCGTCGACCCAAGTTGACCTCTCGGAAACCGCGTTGGAAAACGCAGTTATCCAGATCGCTGCTTGGACTGACGAACGTGGTCTGCTGATCGCCGCTCGTCCCCGCAAGCTGATCGTGCCTCCAGCACTCCAGTTTGTGGCGACCCGCCTGTTGGAGACCCAACTGCGTCCGGGAACCAATGATAACGACGTGAACGCGATCGTTAACAACGGTTCGATCCCGGAAGGCTATACGATCAACCACTTCTTGACCGACACGAACGCATGGTTCCTGACCACTGACGTTCCAAACGGCATGAAGCACTTTGTTCGTATCCCGTTGCAGAACTCCATGGACGGAGACTTCGACACCGGCAACGTCCGTTACAAAGCGCGTGAGCGTTATTCGTTCGGATGGTCCGATCCTCTGGGTATGTTCGCATCCCAGGGTGCTTGATAGAAGGGGGCTTAAATGCCCCCTTTTTTCATAGATTTATGCTATAACGCAGTAATTCCGGGAATACCGGGTGTGGCAAACAGTCCCGGCTGACGTCAAGCAGATTGCCATACCGAACTCGCTTGAGAGGACAATTCGATGGCTGTATCTACTACCCAAAGCATCTGGCGTTCGGGCGGCGGTGATAACACCCGCCAAGCTTATTGCGGCACCGGCGTCATGGCAGCAACTTTCTATGTTGCAAACGCGGCTGTTGCCGGCAACGTTGTCGTTGCTTCTGGCACTACCACTCCCCTGATTCTTCCTGCAAACGCTGTTGTCACGTCTGTGATCATCACGAACGGTTTGACTTCAGGCACGATGAATGTCGGCTACACCACTATTGATGGTGCAACTTCGAACGCTGCGTTCTACGTTTCGGCGTTGGCTGCTACCTCTGCAAAGACTGTCACCCCAGGCGCTACCGGCGCAGGCGCTGGCATCGGAACAGCAGGCAGCCCAACCAAGAACTTCACCGTTACAAGTGAAAGCGCAAGCTCGGCTGTTGGCGATGTTGCTGGCTACATTACGTACTACGTAAATGACCCTCTGTTCGGTCAGCAGAACAACTAATAGGGGGCCAGCATGGCTCAACAAACAGACGTAAAAGCGCAGAGTCGCGGATCGTCGGGAGTAATCTTTGAAGGCCGAACTCGTGTGAAGGGCATGATCATTGCCCCGACATCGAGCGCTGGTAACGTAACTATCCAAGACGGTGGCACGAACGTGTTCACTGTGCAGACTGTTGCGAACGGCGAGGCTTTCAACTGCCTGATTCCTGCGGACGGCATCCTCTTTTACACAAACGTAACAGTGACGTTGGTCAACACTTCTGTGACGGTGTTCTATGGCTAAGACCCCGGCTTGGCAGCGTAAGGAAGGCAAGAACCCTGAAGGCGGCTTGAACGCCAAGGGTCGCGCCTCCTACAACAAAGCCAATCCGGGCAAGCCTGGTCTGAAAGCACCGCAGCCAGAGGGCGGTTCTCGCAAGAAGTCATTCTGCGCCCGGATGTCCGGGATGAAGAAGAAGCTGACTTCTGCAAAGACCGCCAACGATCCAAACAGTCGTATCAATAAATCTTTACGAAAGTGGAAGTGTTAACCGTGGATATCAATTTGGTCTGGAACGGCGCGCTGTCGCTGTTTGTGGGCTTGTTTGCGTATGTCGCCCATGAGAAGTTCTCTGAGCTAGCGCGGATCACCATCTTGTTGAACAAGACGCGTGAGGAGATAGCACGGGATAACGTGACAAAGGCGGAAGTTGACCGCATCACCGATCACATAGATCAGCGATTCAACCGGCTGGAGAACAAGATCGACCAGCTGATTGAGTCACAGAGGAGAGTGTTATGAGGCGCAAGGTAAAGCGTTACGCAGAAGGCGAGTTGGTCGACGGCGATGACATCCCGATGGATGAGTCGCCCCGCCGAGCCATGAAGGATTACATGGCCAATGCGCCCGAGGATAGAGTGGGTAGCTATACATCACCCCGAAGAGCATCGTTCGGTGAGGCTTTCTCAGAAGCTCGACGCTCTGGTGAAAAGACATTCATGTATGGCGGCAAGCGTTATACGACAGAGATGGCATCCGAGAAGAAGCGTGTGCGGTCAACTGCTCCGACAGCTGACGAGTCTGCCGCGGAGACGGCACGTTTAGCGCGTCAGGCCAAGATGACTGAATCATCAAGAGATAAAGAAGGTGCGCCTGGATACGCAGCTCCCGCCGCTTTGGCTGGTGCGGGTGCAGCGGCTGCGCTTGCCAAAATGGCGATGGGCAGAGGCGAGAAAAAAGAATCGTTGGCAGATCGCGTGAAAGCGCGTGAAGCGGGCAAAAGCCAGTCGGGCAGTACAGTTGGCAAGATGCCGGGTAGCAGCTTGAGTGACCCATATTCTATGCAGCTCGGTAGCGATCTTGATGTAAAGAGAACGCTCCGCGGCAATAAGCGTATGGGCATGGACAGCCGTGATACAGAATTCAAGAAGGGCGGCAAGATTAAGAAGATGGCTAGTGGTGGAAAGTCATCTGCTTCTTCTCGTGCAGATGGAATCGCTCAACGTGGTAAGACCCGCGGGAGGATGTGCTGATGGCTGATATGGCAAAAATGCAGACGCGTATTCGTGAACTTGAGACTCGCCGCGAGAAGGGTGAGTCAGTTCCTGAACTTGATGCGCTCTACAAAAAGATGGATGCGTTAACCGAAAAGGGTTATGCCGAGGCCACAAAGACTGTGACAGGAGAAACGCCGCCTGCGCCAGTGAAGAAAGCCAAAGGCGGTTCGGTTTCATCTGCTTCTGCTCGTGCTGATGGCTGCGCTATTCGCGGCAAGACCAAAGGAAGAATGGTATGAGAAAGCGCAAAAAGTTTGCAGATGGCGGCGTGACGGGTCAGACCCAGCAGCCTACATATCCGTTCTACGGCAATCAGCCTATGGCCGGTGGTCAGAGCGGCGGCATGAATCAGACGTTCAACATGCAGCCACAAGCCATGTCTGGTCCTAACGATCAAATGACACAGCGCTTTGCCAAGGGTGGTCAGGCAAAGGTAGGCAAGGTCATGTCTGAGTTCAAGTCCGGCAAGCTGAAGAGTTCGTCGGGTCAGAAGGTAACAAATCCCAAGCAGGCCATCGCTATCGGGCTGTCCGAAGCTGGTCTTTCCAAGAAAGCTAAAGGAGGCGAGATGAAAGAGTCGATGAAGAAGGTCAAAGAAGAGGTTGCGTTCATGAAGAAGAAGGGCGCTCCTAAGTCTATGGTCAAGCATGAGATGGCAGAAGCCGGCATGAAGTACGGCGGCAAGGTCAAGAAGATGGCAAGCGGCGGTCTGGCTGCTGGTCACAAGTCGGCTGACGGCGTTGCCACCAAGGGCAAAACCAAGGCTATGCAGGTCAAGATGGCCAAAGGTGGCATGACCAAGATGCGCAAAGGCGGCTACTGCTAACAGGAGGCTGACATGATGCCCTCACGCGGGATGGGAGATATTGCTGCAAGCAAGATGCCCAAGGCTAGAACTAAGCGTCGCCGGGACAACACCGACTTCACGCAGTACAAAGAAGGCGGCAAGGTGAACGCTGCTGGCAATTACACCAAGCCAGAACTGCGCAAGCGGATCGTGGCGCAAGTAAAAGCAGCGGCTACTCACGGCACTGGCGCAGGTCAATGGTCAGCCCGCAAGGCACAGCTGGTGGCAAAGAAGTACAAGGCAGCAGGAGGAGGCTATCGTGGCTAGCAAGTTTCCAGATCTGACCGGCGACGGCAAGGTAACGCAAGCAGACGTCCTGAAGGGTCGTGGCGTAGAGGGTATGAAGAAGGGCGGCTCCACAAAAAAGTGGATTCAGAGCGCAATCAAGAAGCCGGGCGCCCTGCGCGCTCAACTTGGCGCAAAAGAAGGCAAGCCGATTTCCCCTAAGAAGCTAGCCTCTGCTGCCAAAAAACCAGGGAAATTGGGCCAAAGAGCAAGACTTGCCCAAACTCTGAAGAAAATGGGCAAGAAGTGAAAGCACCGCAGCAGAGCCTGAAAGATTGGGGCGAGCAGAAATGGCGCACCAAAAGCGGCAAGCCATCGTCGAAGACAGGCGAGCGGTACTTGCCGGAGAAGGCTATCAAAGCGTTGTCTCCAGCGGAGTATGCGGCGACGACGCGAGCAAAGCGGGCAGGAAAGAAAGCGGGCAAGCAGTTCGTGAAACAACCCAAGGGCATAGCTCAGAAGACGGCGAGATTTAGGTAATGGCCTACACGACTTCTACGACCTCGTTTAATCCGACGGTCAACGACATCTTCGAAGAAGCCTTTGAGAGAGTCGGGCTGGAGATGCGCACGGGCTACGATTTTCGTACCGCCCGGCGCAGTCTGAACTTGCTGCTGACGGAGTGGGCAAATCGCGGCATCAACTTGTGGACTATCGAGCAGGGAACTATCCCGCTCGTACAGGGACAGATTACCTATGATCTACCTAATGACACCGTGGATCTTCTGGAACATGTTATTCGAACCAATCCTGGGCAGATCGGGACTCAGTCAGACATCAACATCAACCGAATCTCTGTTTCCACCTACGCCACAATCCCGAACAAGCTCACGCAAGGGCGCCCGATCCAAGTCTGGATAAACCGTCGCAGCGGCCAGACCAGTGATGCGCCCGGCGCTACGCCGCAGTATCCACAGATCAACGTGTGGCCAAGCCCAGATCAAGGTACGGCACAGACACCGTACTACTACTTCGTGTACTGGCGGTTGCGTAGGATGGTGGATGTAGGCAACGGTGTGAACGTAGAAGACATCCCATTCCGCTTTCAGGAGTGCCTGATCTGCGGGCTGGCATATCGTCTGGCCATGAAGTTGCCGGGCGGTCTGGAGCGGTTGCAGTTCTTGAAGGCGCAGTACGACGAAGCGTGGGAGATGGCAGCGGGCGAAGATCGTGAGAAGGCACCTGATCGGCTGGTGCCACGCATGATCACGTACAGGTGATGTATGCCAAGTAAGTACGCTAGTGGCAAGAACAGTATTTCCGAGTGTGACCGGTGCGGTTTCCGGTACATGCTCAAAGAGTTGAAGACACTGACGATCAAGACGAAGAACGTCAACATCAAGGTGTGCAGAACTTGCTGGGAACCTGACCAGCCGCAGTTGAGTCTGGGCTTGTACCCGGTGAATGACCCGCAGGCTGTGCGGGATCCGAGACCGGACAAGTCGTACTGGCAGTCTGGTTTGACTGGATTGCAGACGCAGTACAACTCTGGTACAGGTGAGTTACAGGATGGGTTTCCTGCTGGTGGTAGCCGGATCATTCAGTGGGGCTGGTCGCCGATTGGTGGCTCAAGAGCGAATGATGCTGGGCTAACGCCCAACAACTTGGTGGCACAGACTACGGTCGCAAACGTGACCATTAACTAGGAGTGAGAGATGGACAAGATGAAGCAGGTAGCCAAAGCCGAGGTGAAAGCGCATGAGAAGCGTATGCACAAAGGCATGAAAAAGGGTGGCGTGACCACGTCCGATCTGAAAAAATACGGGCGGAACGAAGCTCGCATTCAGAACCAGAAAACCAAGTGAGGTTGAGATGGCTATCAAGAACATGGGTACGCCCAAGCCTGTAAAGGGTAATGGCAAGAAGTTGCCTGACCCGAACAACATCGCGGTAGACAAGCTGGGGCCGAAGACGGCTGTGCAGCGTGTGTCTGCTGGCGATCCTGGCCGCGAGGACACCAAGACTACCGGCATCAAGATTCGTGGCACTGGTGCGGCTACCAAGGGCGTGATGGCTAGAGGTCCGATGGCATGACGTACACCGAGTTAGTTGCAGCGATACAGGACTACACGGAGAACTACGAACAGACGTTCGTAGATAACATCCCGCTGTTTGTCCGTCAGACGGAGACCCGCATTTACAATGCGGTGCAGCTGCCGCCTATTCGCCGCAACTCGACAGGTACGCTGCTGACCGGTAACAAGTATCTGACCGCGCCGACAGACTTCTTGGCGGTGTACTCCATGGCTGTGATTGAGAACTACGGCACGGCAAACGAGGAGTACCACTACCTGCTGAACAAGGATGTGAACTACATCCGTGCTGCGTATCCCACCCCGGCAGATACAGGCTTGCCGCAGTACTACGCGATCTTCGGCCCACAGGTAACGAGCAACACCACGACGGACGAACTGAGCTTCATCTTTGGCCCTACGCCGGATGACGCCTACACGCTGGAGCTGCACTACTACTATTACCCAGAGTCGATCACGACAGCGCCAGATGGCCGTACGTGGCTGGGTGACAACTACGATCCAGCCCTGCTGTATGGCTCTCTGCGCGAGGCGTACTTGTTCATGAAGGGCGAGCAGGATTTGATCGCCAACGTCGAGGCCAAGTACAACGAGGCTATGGGTGAACTGAAGCGTCTGGGCGATGGCATGGAGCGTCAGGATGCGTACCGCAGCGGTCAGGTTAGGGTGAAAGTGACATGACGATTTACCAAGGCCTGACCACATCGTTCAAGGTGGACATACTGAACGGGCGACAGAATATAGCGTCGGACTCTTTGAAGATGGCGCTGTATGACGGGTATGTAGAGTTAGGTGAAAGCACGACCGCATATTCCACAACGAACGAGATTAGTGGTGCGGGCTACACGGCTGGTGGCGAGGGCTTGTCAAACGTCTCGATTGAGTCTACAAGCAACGGTATTGTGTATGTAAGTTTTGCCAATGTGGTTTGGACGAACGCTGAGTTCACTGCCAGAGGCGCGTTGATTTACAACGCTACTCGGGCGAATGCGTCGATCGCCACGTTGGACTTTGGGAGCGACAAGACGCAGGCTGCGAATGGCACATTTACTGTGACGCTGCCACCGAATACGCCGTCCAGTGCGTTAATACGTATCAACTGAGGAGTCATCATGACTATTGAAAAATCAAAATCCAGCGAGACTGTCACCGGCGGTGTTGCGCGGAAGACAGGCTTTGCTGAAGGCGCATCGGGCGGCGGTGTGTTCACCGTTACTTGCTACGACAAAGACGGCAAAGAGAAGTGGGTAGACATGGGTCACAACCTGGTGGTGAACACCGGCTTGCAGGACATGAACACCAAGTACTTCAAGGGTTCGACCTACACGGCTGCTTGGCACATCGGGCTGATCAACAATACATCGGCATCGACCACGTTCTCCGGTGGAGATACGCTGGCATCTCACGCTGGTTGGGATGAGAACTCTGATTACAGCGGCACTCGTCCACAGGTGACGTTTGGTAACGCCACACTGGCAGATCCGTCGAACATCAACAACTCGGCGTCTTTGGCTACGTTCACGATGACAGCGAATGCCACGATCTCTGGCGCGTTCTTGTGCAACGTGGCGTCTGGTACATCTGGCCTGCTGTTCTCGGCGGCCGACTTCCAAGCGCCTGGCGATCGTACTGTTGTGAGCGGTGATGTTCTGAACGTGACGTACTCGTTCAACCTAGATGCTTCTTGATAGGGGGTAGTCATGTTTAAGAAGGGCGACGTAGTCAAGCTGAAAGCGGTGATCCCGCAGGGTCCAATCATCAAGATGCGCATGGATGATGATGGCAATATCTGGTGCCTGATGGAGTGGACGTCTGAAGATGGTCAGGCGCACAGCCGTTGGTTTATGGATAGTGAGCTTGAGGCTGCGGGGTAATGTGTGGATGGCGGCTTTGGTAGCGGCACATGGGGGCAGGCTGGCTGGGGCTGTTCAGTCTATAACCGAACGATATCGAACGGTGGCTGGGGCAATGGTGCTTGGGGGTCGGATGGCTGGGGTCTTGGTGATGGTGGGCTGGTCAAGGGCGCTGATACAGTTAGTGCTGATTTGGCGCCCAAGATCGTTGCAAACATCGCCGAGTCTGCTGTTGTTACTGACTTCTACTTTGCTAGCATCAATGTCACCGGCGCTGTTGCCGAGTCTGCTGCTGCTGCCGATACTGTTGCTAGTACCAAGTCTGTCACAGGCGCAGTATCTGAGACGGTCACGGGCAGCGACACAGTCAGTTCGCTGGCGTCGGTCGGCGCGAGGGTAGCAGAAACCGCGCAGACGGCAGATGTAGTCAGCAGTCTGGCAAACATGAACTCTCAGGTATCTGAGAGCGCGGCAGGAAGTGATGCAGTAACACCGAGGAACAACAGGTTTGGTACTGTCAGTGAGTCGGTAGCAGGAAATGAAACGGTAGCGTCGCAGGTGTCGTTCACGAGTGTGGCGGCGGAGACGGTAGCGGCGCAGGATCAGGTAGTAGGCAGGTTTGGTATTTCAGGTGCGGTTGCGGAGAGCGCAAATGCGACAGACATACTGGAAGTGTTCAACAGCATCGCCTTCGCTATCAGCGAGGATGCCAGCGCTTCTATCACGGTGTCTGCGCAGGCTAACTTTGCTGCAAGCGTGTCTGATGCTGTGGTTACGTCAGACAGTGATAGTGCGAGTGCAAGCTTCATCGCAAGGATTCTGGAATCGGTTGTGGCAGAAGATGTTGCCCGCCGCAGATTCTTGTGGGAGCCTATTGAAACAGGCGGTAATGTTACGTGGTCGGCAATTAATACCGGCGGCGGTGGTACTTGGACGCCAATAGTCACGGGCAACGCGGCAACCTGGACGGTCATCAATACAGTTTAAGGAAAGATCATGGCTAGTACATATTCCCAGCTAAAGATCGAGTTGATCGGCACGGGCGATCAGGCGGGTACGTGGGGGACGACAACGAACGTCAACCTCGGCACGGCGCTGGAGGAGGCGATCACGGGCAACGCGACGGTAACGTTTGCCAGCTCAAATGCAGCCATAGCATTGACAGATACCAATGCCACACAGACTGCGCGTAACTTGCGACTGATTCTGGGCGGGACAATATCTACGACGCAGACGTTGTTTGTACCGGCGATTACCAAGCAGTATCTGGTCACCAACAATCTGTCGAGTCCGGTGGTAATTTCAAACGGCACGAACGCATCGCCGACAGGTACAACGGTGACTGTGCCGGCAGGCCGGTCTATGTCGGTATTCAACAACGGCACCAGCATCACAGAGACTGTTACCTACGTTACAGAGCTTGCTGTAAGTAACGTGACGATCACAAACCCGCTGGTGGTATCAAGCGGCGGCACCGGCCGGGCAAACCTGACGCTAGGTAGCGTGATGGTTGGCAACAACACAGGCACCGTAACCATGGTGGCACCCGGCACGGCCAACAACGTGCTGACCAGTAACGGCACCCACTGGGTAAGTCAGGCTCCTGCGGCAGGTGGGATTACAACAGGTAAAAGCATCGCGATGGCGATGATCTTCGGCTTCTAAGGAGTTATCAAATGGCAAACCCTAATATTGTCAACGTCACGCAGATCTACGGTCAGACGACATATCTGACCCCTGCGAACACGGCAAACTTTGTGCTGGTCACAAACACCACCAACTCGGGCAACGTGTTCAAGTTGGATCAGATTGTGGCGGCAAACTTGACTAACGCGGCAGCAAACTGCACGGTGGCTATCTTCACGAGCGGCAACGTTGCGGCGGGGAACGCTGTGGTAGTCAGCTCTAGCAACGTGTTCCCGATCGCGTCCAATATCTCGGTGCCGGCGTTTGCATCGTTGATCGTGATGGACAAGACCACGGCCACTTATCTGCTGGAAGATAAAGCGATTGTTGTTGCTAGCGGCACAAACAACGCTATCGCATTTTCAGTTAGCTACGAACAAATCAGCTCGTAAAGGTACGACATGCCTATCCATGGCTATCCCGGTCAAATAATGAGCGCCACCACGGCGACCTATCCAAGTTCTGGTATTTGGACGTTAGCGTTTGGTAAAGGACAAATAGTAAGCACCCTTGTAAACACGTTTACAAGCTCTTCAACGTGGACTTGTCCTGCTGGTGTAACTGAAGTTGAGTATCTTGTTGTTGCTGCTGGTGGTGGTGGCGGCGGCGGAGGTTCTGGTTACGGTGGCGGTGGCGGTGGCGCTGGAGGATTTAGAGTAGGAACTGGTTTGGGAGTTGTTGCAGGAACCACTTATACGGTAACAGTTGGCGCTGGCGGAACTGGTTCCGTAAGCACCGGTCTTGGTGGAAATGGCGGTAACTCAACATTCTCCACAATCACTTCAAATGGCGGAGGAGGAGGAGGTCAGGCAAACCCCGCTACTGCCGGAAGAGCAGGTGGGTCTGGAGGCGGTGGTGGAACGCAAGCAGGAGGAGTTGGTGGAGGTGGTGGTGCAGGCAACACGCCATCTACAAATCCGTCTCAAGGCAATAATGGCGGCAGCGCAAATGGCGGTAGTGACCCTCTTTTACAGGCCGGCGGTGGTGGTGGAGCATCAGAAATTGGGGGAAGTGGTGGGCCAGTAATAGGAGGTAGAGGTGGCAACGGAACTGCTTCTACAATTAGCGGCCCTTCAGTAACTTATGCTGGGGGTGGTGGCGGCTCTACATTTCAAAATACTATTGGTCCTGGCGGTGCTGGCGGCGGCGGAAATGGCGGCAGCTATTTTGCCCCTGACGCAACCTCTGGAACAGCAAACCGAGGTGGTGGCGGCGGCGGCGGCAATCCTAACGGCGGAACTGGCGGTTCTGGCATAGTTATCATCAAATACCAAATCGTATCTTAGGATAAATATGAGCGGCAATTACCCCGGTAACTTCATCACAAGACAGCCAATAACGGTATCTACCACTACGGCTTCTGGTATTTGGACGCTACAACAAGCGTTGCAATATATTAAAGCCGGCACTTGGCCGGGCCTTCCGGGAACAATTGTTACAGAAACATTTATTGCAACAACTAATTGGACTTGTCCTGCTGGTGTAACTGAAGTTGAATATCTTGTTGTTGCCGGAGGCGGTGGTGGCGGTTCGTGTGGCGGTGGTGGTGGTGCAGGTGGCTTTAGAACTGGTACCGGACTTGCTGTGGTTGGATTGCAAAGTTATACGATTACGGTCGGTTCTGGAGGTGTTGGAGGCATTTCGTTAGCGGCTGGTTCAAACGGTGGAAATTCCATTTTTTCAACCATCACCTCAAACGGTGGTGGTGGCGGTGGTGGCAACGCGGAAGCAATAGGCAAAAATGGCGGTTCTGGTGGTGGGGCCGCATCTGCCGGAGGTAGTGCCTCTGGAGGAAATGGCAATACACCAGTAACATCTCCATCACAGGGCAACAATGGTGGCACTAACAACGCAAGTGGTCCCAATTATGGGGGTGGTGGCGGCGGAGGATCGGCGGAGAATGGTCTTAACGGAAGCAGTACTCGTGGCGGCAACGGTGGAAACGGTACAGCAACTTCTATAGGCGGCAATTCTGCGACATATAGCGGTGGTGGTGGTGCCGGCTCTCAGGGCGGAACTGCTGGAATAGGTGGTGCTGGTGGCGGGGGCAACGGAACTGCTAGCTCTACAGTAGGAGGAAACGGCGTAGCTAATACTGGCGGCGGTGGTGGTGCTAGTGGGTTTTCAGGGTCTAACGTAAATGGTGGATCAGGCGGGTCTGGTATCGTTATATTGCGCTACAGGCTGCCCGGCACAGCCACAACTTTTACATTTACAGCATCAGGTACGGCAACAGCTCCTGTTGGAACAAACACAGCAGAATATTTGGTTGTGGCCGGTGGCGGCGGTTCATCTGGGGTTGTAGCCGCTCTTTATCCAACTGGTGGCGGAGGCGCCGGCGGACTCAGAACTGGCACAATTAGTATTGTAGGTGGTCAAAGTTACACCGTGACTGTGGGTGGCGGCGGTGCCGCTGGCGCTCCTAGTGCTTATGGCAGTAACGGCTCTAATTCTGTATTTCATACAATTACGTCTAATGGTGGTGGCGGCGGAGCTTATGGAACTGGTCCAGGCACAGCTATCGCTGGCCTTGCAGGTGGTTCTGGGGCAGGAGGTAGTTCTACAGGCGCCGGAGGAGCGGGTAACACCCCATCAACCAATCCATCACAAGGCAGCAATGGCGGCAGCGGAACCAACTCTGGCCCACAATACGGAGGGGGTGGGGGCGGCGGTGCCGCACAAGTTGGGGGAACTGGCACAGCTTCAAAAGGCGGTAACGGCGGCAATGGCACAACATCGTCAATATCTGGCGTCTCCGTAACCTATGCTGGTGGTGGCGGTGGTGGCGGCTATCAAGCAGGCGCTAGTGCAATTGGAATAGGCGGTACGGGTGGCGGAGGTAACGGAGGATCGCGATCAAATGGTGTGGCCGGTACAGCAAACACTGGTGGGGGCGCAGGCGGGACGGGCAGTGATAATTCATCCCAAAACGGCGCTGCTGGTGGTTCAGGAATTGTTATTGTGAGATTCTATTAAACAGCTATGGAAAATAAAATCTACATGATGTACGGGATTGATACTGCGATGCACTTGCTACGTCCGGGTGCAAAGTGGGAAATCACAAATAATTATTTTAGTCGTTGGGAAGACTCCCGTCCTTGTCCAAGCATGGAGGAGGTGTATGACACCATGGAGAAGATTCGTGCTTTTGAGGACAGCATCAATACCATCTGGACGGAAGAGCAAAGGTCTGAACTCCTTGGCCGCCAGAGCGAGTTGGAAAATGCGGTGAACGGATGAATGTCCACAATCTTTTTCCGTTGCCCATTGGCTTTGCCCGTTTGGGGCGAGATCTGACCGAGAAAGAATTGAGCTTCATCCTCGGCCAAGACAAATACGCCAATCAAGGCAACACTACCAGTTCTGACCGTATGCTCTTGAAGAGCAAAGAACTGACGGACATTCGTGAGTTTATCGAAGACGCGATGGTGGACTACTTCAAGACGGTACATAACCCTAAAGGGGATGTAGCGCTATACGTCACACAGTCATGGGCAAACTACACAGATCCTGGGCAGTACCACCACAAGCACGCACACCCAAACAGCTTCATTTCTGGCGTGTTCTATCCGCAGGCCGATCGGTCGGTAGACAAGATCTATTTCTACAAGAGCGGCTACGAGCGGATCAAGGTACAGCCGGCCACATGGAATCACTGGAACTCGGAGAGCTGGTGGTTCGAGGTGGGCGCAGGAGATCTGATCCTGTTTCCATCGCACCTAGAACACATGGTCGAGACGAAGGTTGGGAATGAAACCCGCGTGAGTATCGCGTTTAACACTTTTCTCAAGGGACACATAGGTGTCGATGAGAACTTAACTGGATTGCAACTAGGAGAAGATTGATGGCGCACTTTGCAAAACTTGGCCCCGGCAACGTGGTCGAACAGGTGATCGTCGTTGACAACCGAGATACATCTGATGCCGACGGCGTAGAAAAAGAGTACATCGGCGCTGCGTTCTGTGAGCGGCTGTTGGGTGGCGTTTGGAAGCAAACTAGCTACAACAACAACATTCGCAAGAACTACGCTGGTATCGGCTACACCTATGACGAGCAGCGTGATGCGTTCATCCCGCCCAAGACGTTTGCAAGTTGGGTGTTGGACGAGGCTACTTGCCAATGGAAAGCGCCGGTAGATATGCCGACTGATGGCCAGAAATACTCATGGGACGAAGCCACGACATCGTGGGTAGCACAACAAGCTGCTTGAGGTAAACCATGGACGACAAAGACTTAGCTGTTTTCAAGGCACAGGCTGCCGCCGAATTGAATCGGCTTGAGGCGCAGAGTACGGCCAAAGAGGTAGCAGGCAAGGCTATTGGCAAACATGGCCTAGCCTACATTACGTCTATTGTCGTTATTGGTGTGGTGGCAAGTGTGTTCTTGGAAGAGAACAAGATTGCTGCTGTGATGGGTCTTTTGGGTGCTGCGCTGACCGCGCTGATCTCCATGTTGAATGGTATCGCCGGCGCGACGCCCAAACAGGACAAGCCTGAGTTTGAAGTCATGAAGCAACTGATCGACAAGCTAGACAAGCTTGATCGTCAGGAAGCCCCGATGCGCGTAGACGTTGAAGACGGCAGGGTGACAGTCCGCAAGGGCGACGACATGGTTACTGCTGGGAGTAAATGATGTTGCCATTACTTGCACCGATCTTGACGCAGCTCGCGGGCGCAGGGCTACAGAAGGTGGCCGACTCTGTGCTTGAGCAGGGCTTGGATCATGTCGAGGAGAAGCTCGGCATCAAGCTAGAGCCTAACGAGAACGGTGTGCTGGATGACACCAAGCTGGCAGAAATCCAGATGGCGGCCATGAAACATGCAGAGTTCATGGCAGAACTGGATTTGAAGAACACGCAGGATGCGCGGGAGATGCAGGAAAAAGCCATGGAGAATGCTGATCCTTTGGTACGCAGGTTTGTGTACCTGTTTGCTGGGTTCTGGTCATTGTTTGCCACGAGCTATATCGTCCTGATTACCGTTGCAGAGATCCCGGAAAAGAACATCCGGTTTGTAGATGTGGTTCTTGGCTTCATCCTTGGTACGGTGGTAGCTACCATCCTGAACTTCTTCTTTGGTTCTAGCCAGAGCAGCAAGGACAAGACCAAGGAGTTGCTGAAAAAATGAAGCTCTCGCCGAACTTCACGCTGGAGGAAATGACCGTCAGCGACTATGCGGCGCGACATGGGTTAGACAATACTCCGCAGAACGAACACCTGAAGAACCTCAAGCGGCTCGCAGTGTTCTTGGAATCTCTGCGGGCGCTGCTGGGCAAGCCGATCAGCATCAACTCGGCCTACCGCAGTCCAGAGGTAAACACAGCAATCCGTGGATCAAAGACAAGTCAGCACTGTCACGGTACAGCGGCAGATATTCGTGTGTCGGGGATGATCCCAGATCAGGTAGTAAAGCGTATCATTGCTTCTACGTTGCCATTTGATCAGGTGATCCGTGAGTTTTCTGACCCGGTGCGCGGCGGTGGGTGGACGCACGTCAGCATCCCGAACACGCCAGAAGCCAAGCCGAGAAAGATGGCGCTTATCATCGACAAAAAGGGTACACGCCCGTACAAGTCAGGTGGGTAGAAATGCCATTACAGAAACTACAACTTCGGCCTGGTGTAAACCGCGAAGGAACGACGCTTGCCAACGAGGGCGGCTGGTTTGACTGTGACAAGATTCGCTTCCGTTCTGGCTATCCACAGAAGCTAGGCGGCTGGCAGCCGATCTCCAGCAACACCTATGACGGTACCGCACGTAGTCTGTGGAACTGGGTAACGATACGAGGCTACAACCTGCTTGGCGTAGGAACGAGCCTGAAGTATTACATCGAGAGTGGCGGAGCGTATTACGACATTACGCCGATTAGAGACACGGCGATCCTGACCAATCCGTTTACCACCACCAGCGGCTCTAGGGTGGTGACTGTGACAGACTCCAACCATGGCGCCACTGACGGAAGTTACGTCATATTTTCTGGTGCTTCTACTGTTGGCGGATTGGATCTGAACGGCGAATATCGGATTACGTACGTCAACAGCAATAGTTACACAATTACCGCTGCAAGCGCCGCGTCGTCTTCTGCGACCGGCGGTGGAACGGTTACAGCCAAGTATCAGATCAATGCTGGCCTAGAAGTGTTTGGTTACTTGACTGGATGGGGTGCTGGCTTATGGGGTGGCTTTGTTACCGGCACTCAGCAAACCACGCTGACAGCAACGTTAGATGCCTCCAACACAACGATAACTGTAGCTTCCACCACGGGCTTTTCCAACGCTACTGGCACCATCCTGATAGATCAGGAATTGGCTGTGTATTCGGGCAATACTGCCACGACATTTACGGGCGCTACACGCGGCGCGAATGGCACAATTGCCACAACGCACACCAACGGTTCAATTGTCTACAACGCCAACACTTTCTCTGGATGGGGTGATTCCGTTGCGTTTGAAACAACGCAGCGTTTGCGCTTGTGGTCAGAGGCCAACTATGGCGACTACCTAATCATCAATCCGCGAGGCGGTGCTTTGTACATGTGGATTCCCGAGTACACGATATCTGGGACTCTTACATTTAACACGCCTGCAACGATTCTTTCCAGCACCAGTAGTGGTTTGTATCAGACGGACACAAGTTGCCCGCTGGTAGCAAACAATATTCTGGTGTCTGATTCTTCACGGTTTGTGATTGCCTTTGGTGCGAATGATTACGGCGAGACAACGCAAGATCGGATGTTGATTCGTTGGTCAGATCAAGAGAACTATGCGGTCTGGGCGCCTGCCGTCACTAACCAAGCAGGCAGTTTTCGTTTGTCATCTGGCTCTGAAATCGTAGCGGCGCAGCAGACTCGTCAGGAGATATTGGTATTTACGGACGCGGCGGTGTTCTCAATGCAGTATCTTGGACCACCCTATGTCTGGGGCTTTAACATTCTGTCTGACAACATTTCAATTATCAGTCAGAACGCGGTTGCCACGGCCAACAACATCACATACTGGATGGGTGTAGACAAGTTCTATGCGTACACAGGGCGGGTAGAAACGCTTCCCTGCGCTCTGCGGCAGTATGTTTTTGGTGACATCAACTTAGAACAGAGCGAGCAGTTTTTTGCCGGCACGAATGAAGGGTACAGCGAAATTTGGTGGTATTACTGTTCTGCAAACAGCATGGTGATAGACAGGTATGTCGTCTACAACTATCTGGATCAGGTCTGGTACTACGGCACTCTTGGCCGCACGGCATGGTTAGACAGCCCGCTACGCGAGTATCCGATGGGCGCGACGTACAGCAATACTATCGTTTACCACGAGAACGGCAACGACGATGTTGAGATTAACGGCACGGTCAATCCGATCAATGCGTACATCCAGTCATCTGACTTTGATATTGGCGACGGGTATAACTTTGGATTTGTGTGGCGTATGATCCCTGACATCACGTTTGATGGGTCAAGCACGTCTGCACCAAATACGCCGGAAGTTACGTTTAGCTTACGGCCTCGGCAGAATCCTGGCTCTCCGTACGCGGCATCGGCTAATGCTACAGTGGAATCTGCGCAGAGTTATGCGACTGTCAGAAACTACACCGTGCAAGAGTTCACGGGAATTGTGTACACACGCCTACGTGGCCGGCAAATGGCGTTCAAGGTGGAGTCGAACCAGTTGGGCTGTCAGTGGCAGTTGGGTGTGCCGCGAGTTGATGTGCGTCCTGATGGGCGTAGATAATGGCCAATCTTTCTGTCACTAGCCAACTGATTGTTCCAGCGGTTCCGGCGTTGCCGATTGGTCCGGTGGAGTACAGCCGGCAGTATCAGGATCAGTTCAACAACGTCTTGAGATTGTACTTTCAGCAACTTGGTGGTGCGTTTGCTGCGTTTGTAGAAGAGGGCGGCGGCAGGTTTGGCAGTCTCCCGTGCGGGTCTTATTTTTCCAACCAAACCACGACGCTGACGGCAAACGTAGTAACCACGCTGACGCTGAACAATACAGATGCCAATGCCACGGTAGACACGTCTTTGTCGAATGGCAGTGTGCAAGTGCTTTATCCTGGGGTGTACAACTATCAGTTCAGCGCCCAGTTTGAGAACGCAGATTCACAAGAACACGATGTAGAAATATGGGCGCAAGTAAATGGAACGGATGTTTACGAATCGGCAACACAATTAACAATACCTTCTAAGCATGGCAGCCGGAATGGTGCGGCTGTAGCGGCGTGGAATTTTTTCCTTGTGGCAGAAGCCAACAGTGTGTTTGATTTGGTAGTGGCGGCTACGCACCCTGATGTAACAGTAGCGGCTATACCGGCTTCATCCAGCCCGTTTGTTCGGCCTTCTATACCGTCGCTAATTACCACGGTGACGTTTGTTTCACGGTTGCCCACATGATACGATTGACAAAATTTTGTAAGGATGTGCTATGAGCCTCCATAACTTAGCCCACCACCTCCAGAGCGCTGGTCGCAACGGAGATTCCGTGCTTGTCCACATGTCTCCTAACGAGGTCAAGGGCTTACAAGCACTGGCCATGGCGCACGGCGGTAGTCTGACTATCAACCCCAAGACGGGGCTGCCAGAAGCGTTCTTCCTTGCGGCCATCCTGCCAACGATTGCAGGTATTGGTTTGAAAGCAGCCGGCATGACCGCATTGCAAGCGGCTTTGACTGTAGGCGCAGCCGGCACGTTAGCCACTGGCAGCTTGGGCAAAGGCTTGATGATGGGCTTGGGTGCTTTTGGCGGCGCCGGATTGGGAGGGGCGCTTGCTGGCGGCGCAGCAGGAGCCGCAGCAGGAGCCGGCACTGGAACTACGGCAGCAAGTCTGGCTCAAGGAATGACGCAACCACAATTGGCGGCAGCATTTGGACGCCCTGATTTGGCGGCAGCAACATTTACTCCGGGTACTGGCCAAACAGTTCTTGGTCAAGCCGCATTGAATCCTGGTACGACAGCGTCTTTAGATGCGCTCAAGCAAACTCTTGGATCTCAGGCAAATTTTGCAGGAATGACGCAAGGAGTGCAGGGTGTGGCGACACCAGTTGCAATTCCGCCGCCTATCAATGTAGCAGAGACTGCACAAAAATTAGCTATAGAGCGTGCATCAAATCCTTCATATCTTGCTTCTGCTGCCAAGCCTTCATCGACACAATTGTTTGGTGTAGATGGGGCGCAATTCAAAGAAAATTTAGCGTCTATGGGCCAAGGATTCAAAGACATTACAGAAAGCCCAGAAAAACTTCTTCAGTTTGTAAAAGACAACCCGTATGACGTGGCAAGCGCGGCTTCTTCTATTTATTCTGGAATGCAGGGGGAACGCAAAATGCCACAGCGCAAAAAAGGCGAGCCTATAGAAATCATGGAATATGAATACGACTACCCCATAGGCGTTCCCGGCGGTAGAACTTCTGAGCGCAACTACTTTCCGAACGCTCGGTTCACGCCGACAGGTAAGTTTTACAGCGCCGCAGGCGGTGGTTTGATGTCGTTGGCAGAAGGCGGTTCGGTAGAGGAGATGTCCCGCTTAAATGCTATCGGCGCAAACACCATGTACCCGATGGCAAACCAAATGTCTCAGCGTTATGCGACACCGGCACAACGTCCTGTATCTGAGAATGTCATTCGTCCTGTGGGTGGTACAAACATAGATCCGTACACAGGCGAACAGCGGTTTGCCGACGGCGGTGGAATTGATGATCAATTAACCAAGTTGTACGGTGATGTGTTGAAACGTGCGCCGGATTACGAGGGTTTGCAGTCATGGAAGAATCAGTTTGGCTCTACGCTTGACCCGAATGAAATTGGGTTTTTTGTAAACAAGGCCAACGAAGAACTGTCCTCTAGAGGCCTGCCAGCGTTTTCTGGAACGTGGACATATAACGCACCGGGAGCAGACAAAGCGGCAGCAGATCAAGCGGCAGCAAAAGATGCGGCAACCAAAACCAACAATGTTGGATATATCGGTGGCGGCTTGGGAACCACGACAGGAAGCGATGAGGAAGCCGAAGCCAAAACTCCTTCGCCATTCAAAGACTTTACATTTGGATACGATCCAGCAACAGGAAGCTTTGCCAAGCCTGGTGCGGGAGCGCCGCAGGGATACGCTACACCGTCGCAAGTGGCAGATATTTACGAAAGAGTGTTAGGCCGAGTGCCGGATATTGGCGGCTTGAGCTTCTACGCGCAGCAGCAAAAAATGACGCCGCAGATGCTTGAAGCACAACTGCAATCGTCTCCTGAATACTTTACCAATTTGACCAAACCGCTGGTTCCTGAGATTACGTACGGGCCAACTGGTCTAGCATCTATCTCTGGTGCGCCTGCGTATAACGCTCCGCAGTATGGGTATCCAATGCCAGTGGTACCAAATGTACCGGCACCATTCACACAGATATTGACCAAACCATCGGGTGGCACCAGCACTGGCGTCACGGGCGGCACAACTGGCGGCACAACTGGCGGCGCGACCGGAACTACGGGTGTAACAGCTGGCGCACTTGCAAACAACGCAGCGGCAGAGATTGAAAAACTGTATTCGTCTTACTTAAAACGGCCTTCGGATCGAGGCGGCTTTGATTATTGGATGAGTACTATTGGTGCAGATGGAATTATCACACCCGATGAAGTGAATAAGTGGAAGTCCGCTGCTGACCTAGAGTTGAAGATGCGCGGACAAACACCAGGCACTACCACTACCACCAAGGTTGACACTGGTGCCAAGGTTGATACTGGTGCCAAATTAACTGACAAAACTACTAAATTAGACAGCAAGGTTATTGATGGTGTGTACACCCCCGTATCAAAGACAGGACAACCTTTACGCGCAGCACAACTGCAACTAAAGAATTTGTACAAACAGGTTCTTGGTAGAACGCCAGACGCGCCTGGTCTTGATTACTGGATGAAGACTATCGGCGCGGACAACATAATTACCAAAGCCGAGAAAGAGCAGTTCCGCCAAGCAGCGCTGCCTGAAATTGAAAAAATGAAGGGTCAGCCAAAACCAAAGACCGCTTTGCAATTGCGCATGGAAAAAGCGCGCGAGCGCATAGAAAAAGCGCGCGAAAAGTTAGCTGCTGCAAGGGCGCCAAAACTGGCGACGAAAGCGGCAGAAAAGCAACAAAGAGAAGCGGAAAGATTGGCTAGAGTGAATGCAAAGGTTGCAGCTGCTATGGCAGGTCGGAAGATGGCTGCTGGCGGCATTGCTGATCTTGGTGGTTATTCTGACGGTGGCAGACTACTGAAAGGACCCGGAGATGGAGTTTCTGATTCTATCCCTGCTGTCATTGGCAACCGGCAGCCTGCTCGTCTTGCTGATGGTGAGTTTGTGATCCCTGCACGTATCGTGTCAGAGCTTGGCAACGGATCCACTGATGCCGGCGCCCGCAAGTTGTACGCGATGATGGACAGAATTCAGCGCGCCCGCAAGAAGTCTGTAGGCAAGGAAAGAGTGGCAGTCAACAGTAGAGCAGACAAGTATCTGCCAGCATGAAGATACAACACATAGATGCAAGACACGTAAATGTGACATGGCAGTACATAGAGCCTTTTATTATTTCTGCAATAGAGGCTTCTGGTGTTTATGAGTACAGTGCAGAGCAATTTAAGGTGCGGTTAATTGATGGTACTTGGATTGCCTTGGTAGCGGTTGATGATGACAACAAAATACATGGCGCTGCTGTTGTGAACTTCTTCAACCGTCCTGATGCGCGAGTTGGTTACATATTAAGTATTGGTGGCAAACTTATCTCAAACCATGACACATTTGAGCAATTAAAAAATTTTATGAGAGCGCACGGCGCAACCACAATAGAAGGCAGCGCTAGAGAATCTGTAGCTAGGTTGTGGACGCGGTATGGGTTTAAGGAAAAGTACAGAGTCGTAGGAGTATCAATATGAGCCGCATTTCATCACGTATGCTGGAGTCGGGGTATATCCCAGGCGACCTTGGCGCTTTCAAAAAAGAAGGCGGAAAAATTAAGTTGTACAGTGGTGGTGGGGGTGGTGAAACTCCAAGTGCCGTTACTCAAACCGCATTGTCTTACGCGCCGGAAGTACAGCCCATCGTCAACGCGGTCTTGGGCGGTTCTGCGGCACTAGCCCAGCAGCCCTATCAAACGTACCAGTACAACCGTCTGGCGGGCTTTGACCCTATGCAGCTGCAAGCGCAGCAAGCAACGGCCAACCTTGCGGTATCCCCATATGTAAACCCATCTGCACAATTTGCAGGCGGTGCGGCACAAGCTGGTCTGGGCGCTATCTATAATCCGTCTAGTCTTGCCGGTCCTTCGTTCACCAATCCGTATGTAGCGGGATCATATATGTCTCCGTACATGCAGAACGTGGTGGATATTCAAAAGCGGGAAGCCCAACGTCAGGCTGATATTGCAGGAACGCAGCGTGGCGCCGAAGCCGTCCGCGCAGGTGCATTTGGTGGCTCACGTCAGGCCATCATGGAAGCAGAAGCCCAGCGCAATCTGGCGCAGCAGATGGGCGACATACAAGCCAGAGGATCGCAAGCTGCGTACGAGCAGGCAGCACAGCAGTTCCAAACAGAACAGGCACGTCGTTTACAGGCGTCACAGATTGGCTTGCAGTCGGCGTTGCAGGGTGCGCAACAGCTGGGTCAGTTAGGTCAAATGCAATTCGGGCAAGCCAAAGACATTATTGGTTTGCAGGCGGCAGCGGGCGCAGAACGTCAGGCGTTGCAGCAGAAGAAGTTGGAGCAGGACTACCAAGATTTCTTGGCGCAAAAGCAGTTCCCATATCAGCAGGCGCAGTTCATCATGGAGATGGCGCGTGGTATGCCCATGCAATCGACCAGAGAAATCTACGAAGCACCGCCGTCTGTACCTGCGCAGCTCGCTGGTCTGGCTGGCATTTATGCAGGCGGCAGACAGGCTGGTGTATTTGCTCAAGGCGGCCTAACAGGTTTAGCGCTGCACAACATGACGGAGTCATAAGATGGCTATCCCCGGCATTCAAGAGATACAGTCGCTGGCGACGAAGTACAGCAAGGTTCAGTTAAAGCAGATGGCGCAGAGGGGTCTGATAGATCCCACCAAGGCTGTGATGGCCGGGATGATGATCGACCGCATCCAGAAGCAGAACTTGCAGCCACCCCAGCAGACCGTGGCAGATGAAGTACTGGGCGCGCCTCCTGTGCCGCAAGCCATGCCGCAGCAGGCATCGGCAGGTATGACGGCACTACCTTCGGGCTTGCCAGAGGAAATGGCGGGCGGCGGCCTTGTAGCGTTTGCTGAAGGCGGCGATGTTCCGGGTTATGCCAAGGGTGATCTCGTCGACTTCCGCAACGACCCAGAAAGATTTGTATCACCTGCCAAGCAGCGTGAGCTTGATCAGTTGAGCATTCCGTATCTCATGGATGATCTCAACTACGCCCGCAGAACAGGCGATCCCAAGCTGATTGCCGCGGCCGAGCGTCAGGTTCGTCAGCGCGTGGGTCCGAAAGCAGACTTGAATGGTCTCTACGCTTTGTTCCCATCCGCAGCTGCTGGTGAGTTAGACAGGATGAGCATGGACAGGCCTGGCCGTGCAGGCTATGTTGAAGATCCGCTCCTGCGTGGTGCAGAGATGCGCGGCGGGGAGAAGTTACCTGTGCGTGAGATTCCTTCTGTGGCGCCACCACCTCCTCCTCCACCAAAGCCAGCGGCGAAGAAAGAAGAGCCGAAGAAATTTGAGGTGCAGCCGGCAGAGCAAAAGCCAGCAGAGAAGCCTGCGCCAGAGCAAGAGATCAAACCGCCAGAAGATTTTGCTGCTGAACAGTTAGAGGTTCCGGCCAAGCCTGACTTCTCCGAGCAGTATGGAAAAGTCCGTGAAGCCTACAAAGAAGCTGGTGTTAACGTTGACTTGTACAAAGATCTGCGTAACCAGCTCAAGGAAAAGAAAGCCGGTTTTGGTACTAGGCGTGATGCTGCTCTAGGCCATGCCATGATGGCGTTCGGCTTTGAAATGTTGGGCGCTCGCCGCGGGCAAGAGTTTGCCAAGATGAGTCAAGCGGGGCAGAAAGCGCTGTACCAGTACATGGGCAGCATGGACAAGATTACTGAGAACGAAGAGCGGCTTGAGACGCTTGACCGTCAGATCCAGTTGGCAGAGCAGCAGTTCAAGATGACAGGCGCTGATTCTGCTATGCGCCGCATGGAGAAGCTTGAGGATAAGAGAACAGCGATCATCGGCAAGAATGCTGAACTTGCGCAGGATGCCAACAAAGTTCGCGCTCAAGTGGCGGCGGATGTCTATCGCACCAATATGACATTCAAAGCGCGGCAAGAAGCCAACGCAGCAAACCTTATAAGAGCATTACAAGGTAATCGCGGTGGCCTGACAGACAAACAGATTATCGACTTACGTGCCGGCATAGAAATGAATGAAGGTGCGCGGTTGCGTGAGCTGTACAAAGATCGCGGCAGCAGGGATCAGATAGAAGCGATTGTTCAAGAAGAGATTGATAAAAAAGTTTTAAACGAGGTCAACAAAGCTCGTGGCATCCGTCAGTCGGGTAACATTTCTGTACCGTCTAGCGGGCAAACTTGGCAAGTTCAGCCGTATACAGACTAATGGCTAAATACTCAGTCACCTCTCCTGAAGGCAAGCGCTACGTAGTCACCGGCCCTGAAGGCGCTAGCCAACAGGAGGTGCTGCAAGCCGTGTTCGATCAGCTTGGCATCAAGCCACAGGAACCTGAGCGCCCAGACCGTACGCTTACGCAAGAAGTAACTGCCGGCTTTCGCCGTGGCAAGGAGCGGCTCAAGTCCACGCTAGGAGACGTTCTGCCTGCCATGGTGGCTAGCGGCCTTGGCTTTGAAGACTATGCCAAGCAGCAGATGGCAGAAGCTGCGGAGACAGAGCGTCAGATCGCAGAGTACAACCCGCCTTCCTATCGGTCGTTCAGGGAGATTGAAGGGCCACGTTCAGCTTTGGGTTATGCGGCAGAGACGCTAGGTGAAGTAACCCCTGACATCCTGACATCTCTGATACCTGGTGGCATAGGTGGCGCTGCTGCGCGTCGCGTTGGTATCGCTGGCTTGGGTGCCGAGCAGATAGCTCGCCGCGGTGCTATAGGTGAAACGGCGGGTGTCTATCTTGGCAGCTTCGCCCAAAACTCTCCAGAGATCTTCCAGAACATCTATCAAGAGACAGGGCAGCTAGAGCCTGGTGCTGCTGCGCTGTTCGGATCCGTCAATGCTGTGCTGGATTCTTTCCTACCTGCATCTATCCTGCGCTCAATGTCTGCGCCTGTACGTGTTGGCGTGGTAGAGAAGATTCTTGAGCGCTCTGGCATGGAGCCAAGTTTGCTGCGCAAGGTAGCAGCGCAAGTGCCGGGTAACGCGGCGCTTGAGGGTCTGACAGAAGGCGCGCAAGAGACAATTAGTCTGGTAGCAGAAGACTTTGTCAGCAACACCGAGCGCATCTGGGGCAGTAAAGAATTTGATCGTATCGTTGATGCCACGCTCAGAGGGTCGATTGCTGGTGGTGCGTTTGGTGTACCCGGCTCTGTGGTTGAGCGTGTGCGTGAGCGGGCAGCCGAGCCAGCGGTCAGGTCAGAAGAGATTGCTGCGGCAGAAGAGCAGCTAGCGCGCGAGATACCTCCGGCTGCCGAGCCTGAACCTGCACCGATGGTCAAGCTTGCCCGTAAGGACTTGCTGCAAACAGGATTGAAGCCGCAGTCAGGGTATCTACGTCAACTCGTCGACAAAGACTTGAGCATCCCAGAAGACGCCACGCAGGTAGAGGCGACGCTGGAGAAGATGCGGCAGAACCCGAAGATAGATCCTGAAGTACTGGCTGCGGTAGAGAAAGTCATTGAGGCATACAGGACGCCAGCAGAGCAGGTTACAGAAGAAGCTCCCACGCCTGCTTTGTTCAGTGCCGAGCGCAAGAAAACCAAAGAGCGCATCCCAGAGCTGGAGGCGTTAGCCCAAGGTGTTGTTGATGGTACGGTTACCAAAGAGCAATACGACGAAGGCGTCAAAGCATTTAAGCCTGTCACTCCGTACGAAGAAATCCCTGCGCCGGCTTCCTCTGCTGATCTGGAAAGATCGCTGTCTACGGATAAGCGTGAGCGCATTTATGCCCCGCGGGAGGAGCTGGAAGAGGGCTACCCTGTCGGTCTGCGGCTGGACATCCCTGCTTACACCAATCATGGTGTGTGGGCTATCTCTGTCCATGAGCAGCAGAAGAACTTCAACGCCGGCAAGTCTATTGGTTACGACTCTGTAGCGGCAATTACGGAGCCAAGCTTTGGAGCCGTAGAGAAGGCTGCATTATCCATCGCCGCGGGCAAGGCTAAGTCTACGATTGCGGTGGTCAAGGGCAAGTGGAAGCCAATTACAGAGAAGGAAGCTGTTGCCCAATCCAAGGCTGCGTTAAAGGACAAGAGCTGGGCGCAGGTGGGCATGGATCCCACGCGGCATTCTTACTTCTACGATCGTGCGACTGGCGAGCCTGTAGTCTCGGGCGACGAAGCCATCATGGTGGGGCCGCTGGTACTGGTGAAGAACCCGGTATACGCACCGAAAGATCAGTTCTTGTTCAGCAGCTCTCCGTTGGTAAATGCGCCGCCTAACGAGCGGGGTATGACACGGGATGCGGTAGAACAGGTAGTACAAACCATCAAGCCAACCTGGACGAACGCTCCCGCGCATGAAACTTTGCAGAGTGTCAGTGATCTGCCCGAGGCTTTACGTGAGCAGGCAGAGCGGGATGGCGTGAATCCGCGAGGTGTGTACGACCCAGATAGTCAGGTGGTGTACCTGATTGCAGACAACATCTCAGATAAAACACAAGCTGCCATCACGTTAGCTCACGAAGCGCTTGGCCACTTCGGCCTGCGTGTGGTGTTGGGCAAGAACTTCAACAAGATGATGGACGATCTGTATCGGTCGAACAAGATGGTTCGTGACCGTGCGGACGAGAAGATTGATGACGGGATGGACAAGCGCACCGCCGTGGAGGAGGTGCTGTCAGAGATGGCGCAGGAGGTGTACGACGTCCGAGTGCCGAGGAGCAAGAACAAGTTATCCGCTTTGCAGAAGGTCATCAATGCGATTCGCCAGTTCCTGCGTGACTTAGGTGTGCCGCTGCGGGAGATCACAGATCAAGAGGTTATTGGCTTAATTGCCAACGCACGTGCGGCCGTGGTGAAGGGGCCGGTCAAGGCTGCGATGCCCGCCAAGGAGCAGGCAAAATACAGCACTCGATCCAAGGGTATCTTTGATGGACTGAACCAGCAGGTGAACAACCTGCCAGGCATGAACTCGCAGCTAGCTGATGACTTCAAGAACGCGATGTCTAACGTGCCGGACAAGGTACGTAGTGCAGCGCTCGGCTTCCTGACGATGCCACAGATACAGGAAATCTACGGTACGGCTCTGCCTTCTCTGAAGAAGCTGACTGCCGCGCTGGAAGCCCGTGCGTCTGACATGATGGATCGTCGGCAGCGGATCTCCAAGAACATCCAAGACTGGTACAAGATTGCCAATAAGCACAAGGCTGCGTTGCCACGGTTTTTCGCGATCGCCAACCGCACCACGTTGGATCAGATTGATGTGCTTGATCCGGCGATGGCAGACAACCCGCTGACCAAAGAGTTCAAGAAACTGCCGGCGGACTTGCAGAACGTATACAAGCAGCTGCGCGATGACTATAAGAAGTCATCCGACGAGTACATGGATTTGCTGCTGTCGAACCTGCAGCAGAGCAAAGCATCTGAACTCAGGCTGAAGATGGAAGCCAAGCGGCTAAAGGTATACCTGCCGCTGTTCCGTATGGGCGACTACTGGGTATCGTACAACGACAAGAACGATGAACGTGTATCCATGGCGTTTGAGTCTGTGCGGGAAGCCAAGCAGGCTGCGGACAAGGCTCGTGCAGATGGCATGGCAGATGTCCAAGAATTCACCCGCTTGCAGCAGATCAGTTACCGCAGCGCGCCGCCTACCGGCTTTATGGGATCGGTCGTCAAGCAGCTGGAGGATCAGGGCGTCAAGGCCGAGGTGATCGACAGCATCTACCAGACCTACCTTTCTCTTTTCCCTGCGCAATCCGTACGCCAGCAGTTCCGCAAGCGCGAGGGCAGACTGGGTTTCCGCGAGGATGTGTTCCAGGTGTATGCGAATGTAGCTACACGCATGGCCAATCAGCTAGCCAACATGAAGAACGCAGAGCCGCTGGAGACTGCGGTGACTGGTGTGCGTGAGGAGTTTGAGCAGAACCCCACCATGGAACTGCGTGATGTCGTGGACAACATGCAGAAGCAGCTGGACTTCATCCGCAACCCTGTCAACGGTGACATTGTTAACAAGGCAAGCTACTTCAGCTACATGTGGTTCATCGCTGGTAACGTATCCAGCGCGCTCGTCAACCTGACTCAAATGCCGATTGTGGTCTACCCGCTTTTGGCCGGTAAGTATGGCTTTGGTAATGCGGCAGATGCAATGCGCAAGGCAACGGCTACGTACTGGAAAGGTGGCAAGGATAACAACAGTGAGTTCCTGCCTGACTGGACGTTTGGCGCCAAGGCTACTGGTGAACTGAAGCAGCTGTATGACGTAGCAGTCCAGCGTCAGGCAATCCGTCGCTCAACTGGCTACGAAATCACAGAAGCCCGCAAGGCCAAGGTAGAAGATTTCACCGGTCGCAGAGCGCAGATAGAACACGGTCTTGGCTGGATCTTCCAGAACTCTGAACGTGCCAACCGTGAGATCACCCTGATTGCTGCGTACAACCTAGCTCGTGAAGGCGTCAAGGGCAAGCCGGGTATGTCGGTGGACAACGCAATTGAGTATGCGCTGTCTGTCGTTAACGACGCACACGGCGCATCTCTGGCAGAGATTGGTCCGCGGTTCTTCCAACAAGGCATCGGTAAGGTAGCCTTCACCTTCAAGCGATTTGCACAGGCGCAGATCTACCTGCTAGGCAGACTGTTCCATCAAGCGTTCAAGAATGCAGACAAAGAAACCCGTGACCTAGCCCGCAAGCAGCTGCTGGGCATCGCCGGTATGTCTTACATCTTCGCTGGTATCCAAGGTATGCCGCTGTACGGCGCGGTCTCTCTGCTGATGAACATGCTATCCGACGATGATGACGAGCCGTTCGACATGGACGCAAGTGTCCGTGCGGCGTTCGGCGACATCGGCTACAAGGGTCCGATCAATGCGCTGTTGTCTGTGGATATTGCAAGCCGTACGGGCTTCAATGGTTTGCTGTGGCGTGATGATCCCAAGCGTTTGGCAGAGATCGGGCCGACGTTGTATGCCATCGAGCAGGCCGCGGGTCCAGCCTACGGCGCATTCAGGAATGCAGAGCGTGGCTTGAAGTTGGTACAAGAAGGTGAGTGGCAGCGCGGTATGGAAGCGCTGGTGCCAAGCTTCGTGCGTAACGGATTGAAGGCTTTCCGTCTAGGTACGGAAGGCGCTATGACCAAGGATGGCGTACCAATCACGGACGATATCGGTGTCTACAATACCTTCATGCAAATCTTCGGGTTCAACCCTGCGCAACTTGCAGAAGCACAAGCAAGGGCTGGGGCAGAGAAACGTGCAGAACGTGCCATCATGGATCGGCGCGCTTCGTTGTTGGAGAAAGCCTACCTAGCCCGGCAAGAAGGTGACAGCGATAACTTGTCCGACATCATGGGAACTATCGACAAGTTCAACGAGAAGAATCCAGAGGTCGCCATCAGTGCCAAGACGCTCCGCATGTCATTCGCGCAGCGGCAGCGGCAGATTGCACAGAGTGTGGATGGTGTGTACCTGAATCCAAAGCTACGTGCGAGGCTGATGGATACCTACGGCGGTGGCGGTGAGGACTAACGGCTATGATGACGTTCAATCGTCATAGCCATCAAGTCCCACTCTGTGAGCTTGTACCGTGTATAGAACCCTCTGCTTCCCAGCCCATGATAGCCTGACGCTCCCTGGTGGTGTTCTGGACACAGGGGGATCACGAGCCAATCTGACGCTCGCTGCGCTCCTCCAGCCGCGTCGCGTGGATGATGCAGGTGAGCAGGCGTGTGACCGTAGCCAAGATGATGGCAAAGAACGCAGCCTACCTCTGCTACTTCGTTCATATACTCCTTAAGCGTCTTCATTTTCCTCTTGCTCTGGGCGGTAGTGTTTGTCCCACAGATCCTTGGTTATCTCAATAGACGAGAATCTATGCCCGCAGTCACGGCATATCCTGCGGCGTTCAACGAAGTCAAACGTGCGGGATATGTCCTGATACTTACGAGTGTCTATCACCTGCGTTGGCTTATCACACGTCGGACACCACATTTTTTGGCCTTGTTTTCTGGTAGCAGTCGTAGCATAGCCACTGTCTTCTGCCGTGTTTGATCTTAAAGTAACCGCCCGGACAGCGGCGAAAGCTGGCGCAGGTAGCGCACCAGCGAGTCTGTGTCAGATTCACTTGAGTAACTTGTCAGCTTCTTCAAAGATGGATTCAAGAGAGGTCAGTGTTGGCCTGTATCCCAGCGTGTACGCCGCCGTGTTGGTGGAGTAGTAGCAGGGCTTGACTGCCGCAGGGTGGTGCGGAGATCCGGCGCTCACCACATACTTCATGCCATACCGCTGCGACATCCCCTCCAGCAGTTTCTCTTTGGTCACGGGCGCTCTGCTGTAGCAGTCCACCGCCTGATTGATATTGTTGTTCTTCAGCAAGACTTGGATCATCTGGTAGAAGTCCTTGGGTCCCATGTAGTCACGGGATAGGCGGTTCTTGTCTGCTCTGAACGTTTCATTTCTTATGACCGCCTGCACCATCTGACTGACCATGAACTGGTGATCAGGATTCATGGTGCTGCTGTAGTAACTGAACACACGTAGGTCGATGATGTTTCTGTCAGACAGCCGATGACGGTACTCTGCCTGCGCCTTGGCGACCCCGTAGTAGTGGTGCGGCTGGATGTCGTTGATAGGAAAGGATGACATCTTCTGTGCGCTGGCAGGCGTGTCAAAGTTATCTCCGAACACCGCACCGCTGGAGATGAAGATGTACTGACAGTTCTTGTGCTGCTCCAGATAGTCCAACACCATCAGGTCATAGAACCCTGTGACGTAGGAGATGTTGCTACCCATCTGCTGGATACGCTCTGGGCTGCCGGCGCCGATGAAGTTGATGATGGCGTCGAACTCATGATGCCGCGAGAAGTCAGACAGGAATCTGGTGGGATGCTTTTTGTTGTTCTCCACCAGCCAGCGGTCGAGCGCGAGTTTGTTGCGAGCAAACAGGTACAGCTCTGCTCCTTCAAAAGACAGAATCAGATCCTTGGCTATCTCGCTGGTAGCCCCGAGTATTGCAATCTTCATGTTCTCCCCTATTCCATCAAGTCTATGTACATCAGACTGCGTAGTTCTTCTCTGTCTAGCAGTGGCGCCATATCTTCCAGCGGTCTGGATGACATCGTGCCGTCTGCCCGCATGAACGAGCCAATCGTTGGCGTGGTTGGCTTATGCGGATCCATGATGACCTCTATGATCTCAGGATCATCGTTGCTCAGTATGCTGTCGATCAGCGTCGCTACCTGAATGTTGTTGTGCATCTTCCTGTATCTCAGGCCGAAGCAACTTGCCACGTTTGAGAATGGCCGGATATGCACCCCTGTGTCTTCGGTCGATCCTACGTACCGGCTGTCGAAGTACTTCTCCTGCGTAATCCTGATCGCGTGATAGCCAGCGTTGTTGAACACGAAGACCTTGATGGGTAGTTGGTGGTGCTTGATGATAGCTAGCTCTTGCAGGTTGAGCTGGATGCCGCCGTCGCCTGTGACGCAGATGACCCGCTTGCCGGTAGCCATGTGCGCGCCGATAGCAGACGGTAGGCAGGATCCCATCATGGCCAGGTTCTTGGCACCAAACATCCGAGTGTTCTCTTTTATCTCCAACACTTGGTGGCCGATAATAAAAGCCTGTCCTGATCCTGTCGGCGTGAGAACAGCATCCTCTGGTAGTTGCTTGCCCAGTTCTTGGTAAAAGTAGTACGGGTTGACGTACTGCTCATCCCGCACGTCTTTGAACGTTGCACCGGCAGGGAACCGCTCCTTGACCTTGCGGCAGTAGTCCAGCCACTCCTGTGACGCAGAGACAGGCTTCTCGTACAGCAGCGCGTCTATCAGCTTCTTGGCGCAGACCCGTGAGTGTCTGCCGACATTCAGCCCCGGTTTGTTGGCCTCTGCCGGATCAAGGTCAATCATGTCAACGAACGCGCCTCTGGCAAACGTCTCGATGTTGTGGCTAGTGTGCTGCACACCCAGACGCGCCCCGATAGACAGGATGTAATCGGCGTTCTGGATGATGATGTTGGGGTAGCGTGGGCCAAAAGAGTTTGACCGCCCGAAGTAATTGGGATGGCTGTCAGGGATCAGATCAACCGCGCCCCATGTTGTCTGCACAGGGATGGTGAAGGCTGATGCCAACGCTCTGGCCGCGTCCTTGCCGCCGCTGGTGAACACGCCGTTGCCGAACAGGATCAGTGGGCGCTTGGCTGATTGCAGGCGCTGCCGGATGTCCTTGATCAGATCTTTCGTTGGTGCTGCGTTAGAACTGAATCCTGTGTAGCCTGCGAGCGTGTCCGGCGTGATGTCAGCACACTGCACGTCCAGCGGAATGTCCAGCCACACAGGTCCGGGGCGGCCGTCGTTTGCCATAAACACAGCCTTCTCCAACTCCATCTTCACGTCGGCAGCCGAGCTGATGAACTTGGCATACTTGGTAATCGGCTTGACTACCTCAATGATGTCTAGCTCTTGGAAGCCTCGTATGCGCAGGTTCAGGCCATGGGCAGAGAACGTCTGCGTGATGTTGCCGGAGATGATCAGCATGGGTACGCTGTCTGTAAATGCAGAGGCAACAGCCGTGATAGCGTTAGTACCGCCGGGGCCGCTGGTTACAAACAGCACACCTGTCGAGTTCACAGTTCTGCCATAGGCATAGGCTGCGAACCCGCAGGACTGCTCATGATGCAGGTGCATGTAGCGCAGGCCGTCGGTCTTCCCGACGCTGTCCAGCAGGTGCATCATGCCACCGCCAGACAGCAGGAAGACAGTATCTGTACCAGTTAGCTCTTTGATCCTTGAGCAAATGTAGTCAGATACTTTCATGCGTACTCCTCCATGAACGCGTCAATCTGGTCGCAGACGTAGGACAGCATCTCCTCCGTCAGCGCAGGCTGCACACCCAGCCAGAAGGTGTTGTTCATGATGTAGTCCGTGTTCTCCAGCAGTCCCTTGACGCCATACTTCTGGCCTTTCATGAACGGCTGTTTGGTGGCGTTACCTGCGAACAGCAACCGGCATCCGATCTGCTTGCGCTCCAGATACTGTGTCAGTGCATCCCGCGTGAACTTGGCCGTAGGAGACAGGGTGATAGGGAACCCGAACCAGCTAGGCTGTGCGTCAGGGTAGACCGCCGGCAGCCAGAACTCTTCGTACGTACTCAGTCTCTCTTTCAGGAAGCCGTAGTTAGACTTCCGTGCGGAGATGAAGTGGTGCAGCTTCTCCAGCTGTGCCACGCCGCAGGCAGCCTGCATCTCTGTGATCCGCAGGTTGTAGCCCAGATGGGTGTACACGTACTTGTGGTCATAGCCGTAGGGTAGTTCGCCGAACTGCTGATCGAACCGCCGCTTGCAGGTGTTGTTCTTTCCTGGCTCGCACCAGCAGTCTCTGCCCCAATCACGGAAGGACTCCACCAGCCGGCTGAGTTTGGTGTTGTTGATGATGACAGCACCGCCCTCGCCGGTGGTGATGTGGTGCGCAGGGAAGAACGACAGCGTGGCCAGATCCCCGAACGTGCCGACGTACTGATTACGCCAGCGAGCGCCCAGCGCGTCACAAGTATCCTCGATGACCCACAGCTTATACCTGTCTGCCACGTCCATGATTACGTCGATGTTGAACGGGTTGCCCAACGTGTGAGCAATCATGATGGCTTTGGTCTTGCTGGTGATGGCCTGCTCCAGCATCCTGGTATCAATGTTCAGGGTGCTGTTCACATCCAAGAACACAGGGATAGCGCCGAACTGCACGATAGGCGCGATCGTCGTAGGAAATCCGCAGGCAACGCTGATGACCTCGTCGCCCTTCTGGATTGCCCGCTTGCCCAGAGACGGGCTGGTCAGCGCAGAGAAGGCGATCAGGTTGGCAGAGCTACCGGAGCTGGTGGTGCGTACTGCCTTGCACCCCAAGAACTTGGTCAGCCCTTCTTCCAGTTGTCGATTGAACGCACCGGCTGTCAACCAACCACGGTCGACAGCTTCGTGCATCAACTCCTTCTCCCTATCCCCGACCACTTGGCCGGAGGCAGGAATGTACGTCTTGCCGGGGATGAACATTTATACCTCTTGAGATTGAGGAGGTTGTGGCTTCTCTGTCAGGATGCCGTCGAACTTGTGTGTGCCGATATGCGAGAGCTGCGCCCATGGTGCTGCCCAGACAGAGCCTTGGCACTTGTCACGCCAGACTTTGCAGAAGTGATAGTCCTCAGACAGCAGGCGCTCACCCAGCGGTTCGATGCTGGTGGCAAAGAATTCATGAATCCTCTCATTGCCAATGTTGCCGCCCAGATCATTGGTGTCGTTGATGTATGACGGTACATGTTCCTTCAGCTGCTCAAACACCTCACGCTTGATCATCATGAAGCCGGTGCCACCGTTCCAAATCTCTACTGGCTTGTCCAGTTCTACGCGCTGCTCGTTCTGGTAGTTGATCAGGTTGACCACGAAGGAGCCGCTGTACTTGCGCAGTTCGTGCGGTGGTACACCTGATAGTGCTGCTGCGTGGATCTGCTGCCAGTTGATTTCCTTCTTGGGGTAGATACCGCAGATCACCGGCTTGTCGGCCAACAACATCGGCAGGACATCGGCAGGATTGAAGTGGATGTCTGCGTCGATGAACATCATGTGGGTGAAGTCTGTCTTCAGGAACCCGTGTACCAGTGCGTTACGCGCGCGCTGGATCAGTGATTCGTTGAACAGGAAGCTACATGCCATGTCCACACGGTTGTCGCGCAGGTTGTTCTGCAAGGTCATCAGGGACTGGGCGAAGTAGCCGAAGCATTGGCCGCCGTACATCGGTGTCGCAATATAGAGTTTTGCCATCTAGTTCTCCTAGTAGTTAAAGATCTGCCGCTTCGTCCACGGGAAGTCTGTGAACTTGCTGCGCATGAAGTGGTTGTTGTCGGTGAATGCCTCCTTGCTCATGCCTCCTGACCCGTCATGGGATAGTCTGTAACTGACACTGTGCTTGCCGCTGGTGCCGCAGCGAACTCTGGCCTGCATCAATGAAGCCTGGAACGATCTGTCTGACACCACTGGGATGTACCAAGCGTGGCTGTGCTTGCGGGCGACATCTGCCCTGACCGCGTAGCAAGAGTTATCCACGAGGTAATGACCGCTGGCGTTCGGCTGGCAGCCTAGCGACTCGCAGTTGTCATCGAACAGATAGTTGCCGTCGTTGTCTACGATCTTGCGCAGGCTGTACGCCCACCCTAAGTCATGCTGTTCTATCAGCGTGACGAGGGATTCGATATGGTCTGGATCGTAGAAGTTGTCGTCATCGAGGTAGAAGACAACGTCTTCGTCGATGATGTAGGGGGCAGCAGCAAATACAGGAGCCATAGCAAGACCACCACGCCCATTAGCACGAGGTAGGTGGACGGTGATCGTGTCAGGCGATACCAGAGACTGGACTTTGTCGGAATACTCTTGGCCATGGGCGAATACATAGTGGGTCGCTCTATAAGTTTGGTTGTGGACGCTTTCGATACACCGTGTGAGGGTGTCTCTGCCCTGTGTGCTGGTGACTACCGCGACGGACAGACTCATAAATTAGCCTTCATTATGTGCCGGCGCAGGAAATCTTTGAAGGTTTCATTGACACCATCTGCCAAAGAAGTCTTCGCTTTCCAGCCTAGTTTGTTGATCTTGGATACATCTAACAACTTGCGCGGTGTGCCGTCAGGCTTGGAGTTGTCGAACACCAGCTTGCCTTCGTACCTGACCACGCGGCAGATCAGTTCCGCTACCTCGCGGATCGTCACGTCCTTGCCTGTACCAATGTTGATCAGCCCGCCGTTGTAGCCCTTCTCCATCAGGAACACGCAGGCGTCAGCAAGATCATCTGCGTACAGGAACTCGCGCATAGCCTTGCCTGTACCCCAGACAGTCATCGTTTCCTCGTTGTTCTGCTTGGCTACGTATGCCTTGCGGATCAACGCCGGCAGCACATGGCTGTTCTGCAAGTCGTACTTGTCGCCGATGCCAAAGAGATTGGTAGGCATGACGGCCACGTAGTTGCGCTTGTACTGCTTGCGGTACGCTTCACACAGCTTGATGCCTGCGATCTTGGCGATGGCGTAGGCTTCGTTGGTTGGCTCCAGCGGTCCTGTCAGTAGATGCTCCTCCCTGATTGGCTGCGGCGCGTGTTTGGGATAGATGCAGCTTGACCCCAAGAACATCAGGTTCTGGATGCCTGACTCGTGCGCCAGGTGCAACACACTCATGGCGATCATCGTGTTGTCGTACAGGAACTCTGTCGGGTACGTGTCGTTGGCAAGGATGCCGCCCACCTTCGCTGCACAGATGAACACGTAGTCCGGCTTTGCTGCGAACAGATCCTTCGGTGGATGCCGCAGGTCAGCATCTACTGTCAGGACTTCATACTTCTTGTGCTTCAGGAGTCTGGCTATGGCACCACCCACCATACCCTTGTGACCCAGCACCATGATCTTTTTACCTTGCAAGTTCGGCCTCCACCATCTCGTCTACCAGTCGGTCAAATGTGTACTTAGGCTCCCAGCCCAGTTTCTCTTTCGCCTTGGTGGCATCTCCGCACAGGGTGTCTACCTCTGTCGGACGTAGGTAGCGGGAATCTACGCCTACCACTACCCTGCCATCTAGCGCAGCGTGTTCAAGCTCGCCTCTGCCGCTCCAAACCAGGTTCATGCTTAGTCGGGCAGCAACCGCTTTGACGAAGTGCCTGACCGTCCATGTGTAGCCAGTAGCGATCACAAAGTCTTCGGGCTTGTCCTGCTGAAGCATCAGCCACATGGCGCGGACGTAGTCCTTGGCGTGACCCCAGTCTCTACGGGCGTCCAAGTTCCCAAGCAATAAGATGTGCTGCTGGCCACGTTTGATCCTGACCAACCCCTGCACGATCTTGCGGGTGACGAATGTCTCGCCACGGCGGGGAGACTCGTGGTTGAACAGGATGCCGGAGCAGGCGTACATGTTGTAGGCTTCGCGGTAGTTCACCGTCATCCAGTGTGCGTACAGCTTGGCCGCACCGTACGGGCTGCGCGGATAGAACGGCGTCTCCTCTGACTGTGGTGCAGGGCTAGCGCCAAACATCTCGCTGGTGGATGCTTGGTAGAACTTGGCACCGCTCTGCCGGCAGGCTTCCAGCAGGCGCAGCGTACCCAGCGCATCTGCGTTGGCCGTGTACTCAGGCTGTTCAAAGCTGACAGCCACATGGCTCTGGGCTGCTAGGTTGTACACCTCATCAGGTTCAATCTTCCTGACCAAGTGAGCAAGGTTGCTGCCGTCCGTCATGTCACCGTAGTGCAGGTGGAAGTTGGGATTGGCAAAGAGATGATCCACCCGCTCGGTGTTCAGGTTGGAGCAGCGGCGCTTGATGCCGTGTACCTCGTAGCCTTTCTCCAATAACAGCTCTGCAAGGTACGAACCGTCTTGTCCGGTCACGCCCGTGATCAGTGCCTTCATTTGTTCTCCTCAATCAGTCGGTACAGCTGGTTGATCTCGTGCTTGTTGCTGAACTGCTTGTCTGACCGGATGAACGCGTCAATGTTTGCCAAGTACTCGCAGTAGCGTGGGTAGTCCACGCCGCGCAGGAAGCCGTACAACTCCTCCCAGCTACCGAAGTCCGTCATATCAATAAAACAATCTCGCGGGATGTGGTCATGGATGTTGGGTGCGCCCCAGTACACAGGCACGATGCCAGCCATGAAGGCGTCCAGGATCTTCTCGCTGATATAGCCGACCGCGTTGTTGCAGTTCTCAAACGTCAGAGCAAACTTGTAGTTGTGCAGCGTAGCCAGCTTGTTGTCTGTCGTACCCTTGGCGCAGAAGAAGGTCTTGATATCCCAGCCTCTGCCGTAGAGATCGAACTCAAACATGGCGTTCTGCTGGAACCAGAAGATGGCTTCTATCCGCTTGGGGTACAGGCTGTTGGGGTGCTGGTTGTTCTTGGCCGTCTGCATCAGCGTCAGTAACTTGCGGCGCTCGAACTCCGATCTGTGGATCTCGGTGTTCAGCCTGCTGTCCCAGTCAACGGTAAAGTTGTGCTTGACGTAGTTGCCGCGTCCGACCAGCCGGTCATCCCATGTCAGGACTTTCACGAACTGATCGTGATACGCCGGATCCCAGTTGTGCGGCAGGATCATCTCTGGTTCGTACAAGATCAGCGCCTTCTTGGCGTTGCCGATCTCAGGCTCTACCTGCGGCCTGTCCATGTAGATCACGAAGTCCAGCTCTGCCGGATCAATCTGGTCGAGCGTGTAGAGTTCTATGCCGTTGGCCTGGCACAACTTGTACAACTCTACCCACGGGCGTAGCAGGTTGTGACCGACGTTGCTGTTCTCGTTCCTGAACAGGAAACCGTTGCGGGTGATGAACTCGTAGTGGTTGTGGACGGCGACCTTCAAGCGCTCTTCTCCTGATACTCAATGCACCCACGCTCACAGCACACATCGCCGATATGGGGCAGGTGTTTATCAAGGACTTCCAACAGCTTGTGCGGCAGCTCCTGACTCGCATGGAACAGGATTGCTACATCGCGTAGCTCGCGTATGAGTTCCTTTTTATATTGCATGGTTTTTCTCCTTCAGCTTGGCTGGGTCTGTTGTGTATCGATCATCTCCCGTTGCCACCCAATAGCCTTCTCTGTAGCCCTCGTAGTGTGCAAGCCACTTACCGTTCAATGCTTCTTCACTCATGTGGTCTACTTCGCCGCTTTTCATTCCTTCTACGTAGGCATTTTTGCGGTTGGTTGCATAGGTCGCTGCCTGTAGGTGTAGTTCCTCGTCATCCACTGTTCTTCTCCTTATGTGTATTTATTTGCGTCACTGCTTGTGGTGCTGACGGATAAACGTGTTGCCGCTGGTCTATCGTCAAATCGTTTGTATATCGCAAGGCTCGAACGATAGCAGGGGTCAATGCCGTGAACTGCTTAGGGTTCGGCTCGTCTGGGCAGATAGTGATTGTGTAAGGTAACTTAGCCATGGTTCTTCTCCTTCAGCTTACTTTCGATGTTTCTAGCCAAATGCACAATAAGTTGTGAAGTTAATTCAAGATTTGTCTGACACGCTTCGTACCAAAGGTGTTTGATTTCATTCTCTGTCAGGGTTTGCCATTCGTTCTTCTCCATTTCT